ATGACCCTGGGGAGTTCCCCTTTCGAACTTTCCGAGATTGTGCCGAGCCGGAACGGGAACGCGGTATACAGGTTCCCCGCGAATACAATGTCCTCGGTATTCCGGGCCAGGCGTATTGTCTCACCGTTAATCACCACCTCAATCAGGATGATCCAGGCCCCATCCGAGAATAATTTATTCTTTTCCATTTTCGCGACTTCGGATAGTGTCAACATTTATACGTCCTCAACGGTCATGGCGATTTTCCAATACATATAATTCACGCTCTCCCAGGGGGTATACTCAATCGGCTGTATAAGCCTCACGGTTTTCGCGCCGTCCGTTGGATGTGTCCAGGTAAATGCCGCACTCCCGACCCCGACCTGTTTCTCAAACGCCTTCACCGTATCCCGCTCGGCTTTCGTGATCCCATCATACACAACCTCATACTGCATGATTACTCTGGTAAATCTCGCCCGAGTCTGCACATATCCGGCTTCCTTCGGGCTTCTGATCGTAGGATCATTGGATATGCGCTCCTTAAAATCGGCCCCGAGCGGTTTCCTGCTCAACGATGGAAAGTTATTAGCCATGTATATATATTCCTATATCCCTTCTATCCGTTATGCATACCGTATAGCGGCCCGGAATTCGTGATCGTCCTCCATTGCCTCAAGCACCATATTGACAATCCAATCCCGCCCGTTAAACTGTGCTCCCCCAACCTGTTTCGCCCGCACCGGCTGGCCTGATTCGTTAGACAAATTAATCGTCACATTCGCGGGTTCCGGTGTGCTCGCGGGGGCGAGTTTTGGCGCGTGATAGGGCAATGCATGTTCCGGGACGGGGCCGAGATCAGGCACGTTCCCGCCACCCTGGAAGAACTTCCAATCCTTAAACAGATCACCAACGAAACCAAGCATACTGAGTTCCTGGCCGGGCATTTCGCGTTTCATGCCGAACCCGAGCAACAGTTTGAACAAATCCTGGGCCAGAGCTTCCGCGACCATCCGGCGCATAGACGCGATAATGCTATCGAACAAATCCCGGAAAAACCCCTTTACGCTGCTCCCCTTCTGCATGAGTTTGTCAAACGCATTCGTCCAACCCCCGATAATGTCCTGCTGCGCGGTGGTGAACGCATCAGTCATGGTATTCAGGTTTTCGATAATCTCGGCTGTAACATCCCGCCATTGATTAAAGTAGGTTTTATAATAATACCCGCCTGTGGGTTTGAGTTTTCGTCTCTCGATTTCCGCTAAATAGTCATCGTATAATCTCTTAGCCTTGACGTGCTCATCCATGTCGCCAAAGGGGAACTGAGGGGGGAGCTTCGGCTTGACCGGCTCATCCAGGCTGTCTATAAAATCTCTCGCAACCCCCAGCATCTCATTGAGCGCCCGTCCCGCGCCTGGGAAGAATTTCTCGACCACATCCGCGCCCTTATCGAGGCTCCACTGAAAATCCTCCCCGGCCTGTCCAACCACCGCCGAACCTATGTCCTTTGCGGCACTCTCTATAGCGGCCTTGAATTCCTTTCCCATTTCCTTCAGATAGCCGCCGAGCGTGTCCTTTTTATCTTCCTTTTTCTGTTTATCCTCCGCGTCCTTGTCAATCTCAAACGACCGCGACACACCAATGCTGTCCGGCCTCACCCCCGGCGTTTTAATCGTATCAGGTTTTACTTTTGGAACCATCGGGGCAATGTCATACCATCCGGTTTCCTTATTCGGGGTGATTTTCACACCATGAGACTCGCCCAATTTCCGCACATCCTCATCGCTCATCCCGGTGAGATCGTAAATCTCCGGCATGGGTATATCCTTCGGCGCAACCCCTATTTTAGGCTTTTTCTCCTTGACCTTTTCCTTCGTATCGTCCGGAGATTCATCTGTCCCTCCGAGCGGGATATGTTTCGATAATTTCGTCCCTCCGAGAAAGCCGCCCCCGAGCATCAGAACGCCCAACAGCGCCGCAATCGGGGCCGATACCGTCACGCCAGCCGCTCCCGCGCCGGCCAGTAACATTTTAAGGAGCAGACCGCCGCTAATCAACCCAATAGCCGGGAACAGGGACAGCTTGAGCTTATCGCCCCATGACCCCTCGAATAATTTCTCCTTCCACTCATTAAAATCGCTCCGCATATCCCATAAATCTTTTTTCCACGCGGCGCGGAACACATACAGCCCGGCGAGCAGAACCACGAATGGCCGGGACGCGATTGCTGTTAATGAATTAAAAGCCCCGATCAGGTACGGCACGAACACCATCAACGCCCCGACCGCAACCGAGACAAGGGCGATTTTGGCGAGATTCTTCACGATCTGCGCGGTTTCCTCCCTGTGATCCCCGATCCACGCCCGTATGCGTTCGAACCGCACTTCCAGTTTATCAAACCAGGACATGAATGCCGGTTCGAGCGATCCACCAATATCCCGAGCGAGCGCCGCCGCCTGCTGCCGTATCTGTCCAAACCGTTCGGGCAATGATTTCATCTGTTTCCCGGCGACCTTCTCGGCATCATCCCCGAGTTTGTGTAGTTCATCACTCACCTCTCTAATCTTATTTCTACCGGTTTCGTACAGCGCAATCATGCCGGTCGCGGCGCGGGTTCCAAACAGTGTCCCGATGGTGTAATCCCGTGCCTTCTGAGACATGCCATCAAGTTTTTCCTGGAGATCGCCAATTATATCGATAAACGGTTTCAGCTTCCCCTCGGAATCATGCACCTGCAATCCGAGGTTTAGCATGAGCCGTCTCATTTCGGCGGTAGGACGAGCGAGATGCATAAGGGAGAACCGTAACGCAGTACCCGCTTTTGACCCGCGAATACCCCGATCAGCCATCACCTGGAGTATGGCGGCCAAATCCTCAAGACTATTGTTCATCGCGTGCGCGGGTGTTCCGGCATAACTCATCGCGGCAAGCATTTCCCCCAAGTCCTGGGTAGACTCATTCACCGCTTTGGTGAGGACATTGACAACTCTTTCTGTCTCGCCAAACTCCATTTCAAACGAACGGATCACATTCACCACCCCGACCGTGGTTTTCTCCAAATCTTCCATCATGGCCTTGGAGCCGGTTACTATCGGATTAAAAGCGTCCATCTGCTCGGTTGCGGTGAGTCCGGCGCGTCCAAGATACAGGAACGCCTTCGCGGTGTCCTGTGCGGCGATATTCCATTTTATACCCGCCCGTTCCGCGCTCTCGGCCATCTGCGCAAACTGTTCCTCAGTAACTTCACTCACAGCCGTGGCATCATGCATGGCTTTGTCGAATTTGCCGAATTCCTGCACCGCAATTTTGCCGATCCCGGTCAACCCCAACCCAACGCCCAGGAGGGTGCGGCCCAACGTGGAGACATTGCGGGAAAGGGCTTTCACATCACTGAGCACCTTGTTCGCGGGAGCATCCCAGGAACGGGTATTCAGTACAATATTAGCGCGAATCGATCCTACCGAGAGTCCGTACACGTTATATTTATCCCTTTCCCATTGATTTCAGCGCATTCCAATTGCTTGTTACCTGATCCTGTTTCCGGCGTTCGGCATCCCCCGGATCGAGGGTGAGCGCATCAATCGCCCGTTTGAACGACTCGCCATCCGAGAAACCGATATTGACCCCGTAAGCGATTTCCACCATCCGTTTCCTCGATGCTTTTACCGCCTGTCGATACCAGTAAACCAACAGGCGGTAGTCCATATTCCAGAGGTCGTTAAACCGGAACAGCCCCGGCATTGCAGAGGCGATATGCGCTATTATTTCGCCCCTGCTCCGGAGTTTTTTGGGTCAACGTTCAACTGTTCCTGGCACGTTTCAGTGATGAATTTCACCGCCCGGACAACCTTGCGGAAATCGGTTCTGAAAAATGTTCCCTCTGTCGTACCGGTAAGAACCGCGAGCATCCGGCACACGGTTCTGTTGTCGGTTTTGTCGCCCAACTCCTGCACCTCATCGAGCATATCGGCTGATATGTTTTTGATGGTGTAGGTTTTCCCGTCAATCACAACGTTAATCGGCGGGTAGGATTCGACAGCGAGTTCATCGAGGTTTAGCGTTTTCATGAATACCACTCCCTGTTACTGTGTTATGTGTTGCGTTATACGTTGCGTTATACGTTAAGATGTTGATTGTCAAAATGTTGATTAACAACATGTTACTTCTTAGCTTGCCTTCGGGCCGATCCTCCAATACACACCGGTTGTGGCTTCCGGGAACCCGTCAAAGATCACGGTGTAGACCCTTTGCCCCTCAGTGTTATACGTAATCTCCATGTCCGCATCGGAGGGATAGGCATTCAGGAGGTGGAGCCATTCCCCGGAATCAGTGGACACAACCCCGGCGACAATGGGTTTCAGGATCAGTTCCTTGCCGTTATCGGCGCTCGATGTACCGACCTTACTGGATACCGCCATTACGTCCGGAGCGGGGGGAGTGCTAGTGCCCTGTGTAAATTTCGCGCCCGGAACCACACCAGCGAGTTTTTCCAGGGTCAACCGGGTGAACGGAACCTTGACCTGGCATGTCTCGATCCCCATTGTGATTTTGTCAACCGGGGAAATCCCCTTCTCATCTTCCTTGATTGCGCGGGTCGCCGTTTTGAACGTGAACACCACATCCCCGAAGGTCGGGCCGATTTTTGCGGGGGTACTTCCATACCAGACCTCACAGGGGCCTAAATCTCTCAACGGGCCTAATCCCATAATTATTACTCCTTTTTATTAATGTTACTGTTTAATGTTGCTGTTTAAGTTTACTGCTGTATACGAAACATATAATTCGCGCTGAATACATGGCTCAATTTCTCATCCGGGCCGAGATAGAACGGGGAGTTCCCATTACATATATTCACCAGATACTTCGGCCCATTATCCACGACCGGGAGCGTTACCCCGATCAATCCATGCAACACATTATGAACCGCATAGGCATATTTCCGGGCCGACAGATATGTCCCACCCCTCGACAATATTTGTATAGGAACCTGGGCTATATCCGGCATCACCACGTGAGAAATTCCCGGCGTGGTTTCGATTACCTGCACGGCCTCGGCGGGAGCGTCCGTTCTCACCGGCCCGACAAACAGATTCACGCCCAATTTCAATACGGTTTTACCGGTTGCGGTTTTGTTCTCTATATATTGGGCTACTTCCTTAATCATGTTTTATCCCTATAAAACCTTTTAGCCCCTCGACACCCTTATCCCTTAAACACCCTTATCCCCTCGACACCCGATCCCCGACTATTCCGATATACTCATTCCACTTTTCCGCGATCTTGATCTGCATGTATTTAACCCCGGCACGAGGGAACGAGAATTTCCCGCTCGGGGGCAGGTTCTCATGCCAGAGAGCGGCGTATGGCGCATTGAATATCACGGTCGCCCCGACCTCACCCTCCCGGTAATCCTCATCCAGAACGGTTGTGGCATACCGGGGCAATCCGGCGCGGGAGAATTCCCTGAATTTATTCCTGAACCGCTCGCCCTTCCCCGCGTTACAGTGAGTGAATACAGACCCGGAACCCCATAGCCACCCTTCGAGGTACGGCGCTGTAGGATCGTCACTCACGGTATCGTGCATCAGCCTCACAGCCGCATCACCCGCGCCCCGTGCAATCCGTTTCGGGGCCTCCCGGA